GCTACCCTGACCAGGAGCTAGTCGATCCCGATCAGGCTGACAAAGACGCGGAGCAACGGGCCCTGCGCCTGTTTGAGGATTGGGCAAACTGGGCTGTGGCTGGCGGCGGCCATGAGGATGCTCCCGCTTTTGAGCGGAGTGGAGGGCGGCGTCGAGCTGCCAGGGATGAGGTACCACAGGGGGTGCCTCTTTCCCCCCCCCCTCCGCCAACAGACAGGCCAGAATCGGTACTCAAGGAGTTGGAGATGACAGCCCCACCAGCATCGCACACCTTGCCCACTGTCATGGAGGAGGGTGTTAGCATGGAGGACTTGATCCCAAATGACCAGCAGGTATCTCTGTCAGCCCCACTCAAAGCTGAGCTGGCACCTGTTGTCTTCACCCCGGGTGGCAAACTTGCAGCCCCAGACGGCGTTGTTGTCAACCTCCCTAAACCTAGCCCTGGAACATCTAGCACCAAACTGGCCCAGGACCCCGCACAGCCATCACAGTCGGCTGAGCTTCCCGACCTGGTCAATGAACAGGCGAAGAACGCTCCTGAAAGTGGTGGGAAACAACGACCCCAGGAATTCACTTCCGGTAAGCCTGAGAACGTGAAGAAGCGCGGTGGCAAAATTGCCCTCTGCTTTTCCCATGGGACCAGGAAATGTCAGTGCAAGCAGAAGGTGGTTGGGTCGACGGCTTACGTGGAAGGCCACATCCGGTATTGTGTGGATGCTGCGGACTGCAGGAACCCACATTGCCCTAGGGGCCACATTTTCTACCCAAAGCCTGTCCCCCAGTCCGTCCCGAAGCCCATTGCAGGCCCCCCAGGACTTGTTGAGTGCATGGCGTGTGGTATGCCGTGTGCAAAACCCGTCGAGCACTTAGGTGCGAAGCTTTGCCCTTCCTGCGAGGTGAACTACGCATGGTCCAAGTCTGAAAACACAAGTTCCATGGCGGCTGTCGATGTGCAGCCCGAGCATGTGGCGAAGGCATTGGAGGACGTGCAACACTTTGCTGCCACGGGCGAGGCTAAGCGCCTGCATCACCCGGACGCATTGTTGGCAACGGGCTGCTTTGCAGCCCTCAGAGCACACACGGCCCGGGCTGAATACAAGATCTGGGAGGAGCCTCGCAACCGCACTTTCACTTCTGAGGGCAAGCCCTTCCTCACTTTCCAGGCCCAATGCATCCCCATGCGCTACAGGCCGGCCAAACCGCACGAAATCACAACAGAAAAAGCGGAGCTGGCCAAGCAGCATGGCGTAGAACTCTACGATACCAGTGGAGTGCCTAAGTACCACTACCCCGAGGGCACGCAAGCAGATGTCGAGCGGTCCTTGCGGGGCAATTGCAAGCTCCGCTCCGAGTGCAGAGCCAGCTACCAACCTGAAGTGGTTGAGGCCTGGGCCAGGAGCATGGGGCAATCGGGGGACACCCCCCTCTACACCCAAGGGGAGATTTCAAAGCGCCTCAACAAGGCAGTTGAGGGGCTCAACCTTGACAAGTCGGCAGGCTTCACAGGGCTGCTGTATGGCCATGACAAGAAGGGACCCCTCTTGGAGGCCCACGGGCCTGAAATATTGCACATAGCGCATGAAAGGCTAGTGCTCCTCAGTCTCATTGACCCTGAGGCCCTGGCCACAATGAGCTCTGCGCAGATAGTGGCTTACGGCCTGAGAGACCCCTCCGTCCCGGTCATCAAGGGTGAGTTCCATGCAGCCCGCAAGGTTTGGGACCATGTTCATAACCGCATTTCGGACGACGCCCGCTGGAGAAGCATTCTCTGCGTCTCACTGGTGGACGAGATCGTTCACCGCGTTGCCCACAAGGCGGACAATGAAACCCATATCCAGAGGTACCAAGAACTCCCCGGAGGCGATCCTTGCGGCAGCTCAATTGGTGTTGGCCACCACGATGAGGGCATTGTGCATACTTGCAACATACTCCTTACCAAGGGCCAGCGCTTTGTGAGTTCCGACGTGAGTGCATGGGATTGGAGCGTCAAAGGTAGGCACTGGGCTCTTGATGCTTTGAGGCGGGCCAGGTCAGCCAGGCTGTCTTATTCAGCAATGGCAGAGAGGCTCCCCGAACAGCACCGCTACCCACTGCTCTGCAATGCCAGAACACATTACCGTGTCCTTGCGAACATGGCACTGACTCTGGCGACGGCAGCGCACCTTGTGGGTTCTGAGCTCTGGGGCCATGCACTGAGAGGCACCATGGAGTCAGGTATGGTCTCTACGTCCTCGAGCAACACGCCCATCCGCCTTTTGGCGGCCAGGCAGGCTTGGCAGGACTTGGGGCTGCCTGCACCGTCCCAGCTCGCAGCGTCCGACGACCACATTGCTGTCGCCGAGGAAAACCTCGACCTTCAGGCTCTCGTGGCAGCATACAAGGTGCAAGGCTTTGCCCTTCGTGATGCCAGGGTTTCTAGCCTGGATGAGGGGGTTGAGTTTCTCTCGCATCTCTACACCTCCAGGGGAGCCACCTACAACAATTTCGACAAGCTCCTCAACGGAATGCTGCTCACAACCAAGATTTCGCCGGAGCAGCTGGCAGGGTGGAGACATGTGGTTAGGCATTCACCTGAGCAGACCCGGAAGCTGAATGCAGTGGCACAGGCTTGCATGTCCCGGGAGGACTATGCGGCGGCCGACGCTGCTGCCTTCTCTGAGGGCTAGGTAGGTGGCCTGACAACGCAGCCACTCTTCAACAGTGGTACCCCAGCGAGAGACGGGGGCACGAGAATCTTGG